CTTTCTCTTTAGGTTGGAAATGTTTACAACCAGCTCATCATGATCGCCAGTGGCCGAGCCTGTGAGAGATCTCGGAATAAAAGTGCCAGTCATATATGCGTAGCTTCCAGAATGCCATATGTCATACCATGATGACGAAAAACTAGCTGTATGTTTGACATTCAAAGAAGCAGAATATGTTCCAACGGAAACAAAAGAAGCAGTAATTGTTGACGAAAATGAAGCAGAAATACCCACAACGTGATCTTGAATCCTGACATATACTGGCTCTGTAACATTCGTTAGAACACCCCTTATAAAATTATACATGTAAAGTTTATTGTTTTGATCATATGCTAAATTGTTTCTGTTGTCCTTTATAACATCGTTCCATCTAGCTTCAACATACGGAAGTCTATCAATAAATTTTGATTCTCTAGAATGAAAAGCTTTTCTAAAATATGAAACTCCGTTGGTTTCTTCCGTATTGCCCATTTTTACGACGATACCGTTTTCTGGCAGTGTACCAGTTAACCAATTAATGATGACATCTGTAATGTTGACTTCTAAATCTTCTGAACCACGATCAAAATGTTGAGACCCGCTGCCATAGTTTGTAGTTAGAAAATCTGATCCTGTTGTTGTCCAAGTTTGAGTGCTACTAGCAGAAAGCCAATTGGCATAGCCGTCACTCCAAAAATTCATATTTAGACCAGTGCCTTCGTCCCAACTTTGAGACAACGGATAAACAAACAAATCGTAACTCGTAGGAACAGTTTCGTCGTGCTGCATGTTAAACATTTTCAAAAAATAAGAAACACTAGACGAAGGAATAACTTTATCTGTATAAATTTTTCCAGAAAGCTCCGTAACATTAAATCTCAAGAGAGCACGACTCAATTCTATACTTCCAGAACTAATTTCTGCTTTTCTCGCGAAAACTTCTAATGATGGATCGGCTCCAAAATTAGAACCAGTACCTCTTACAGCCAAATCATTTGGTACGTGAGCATTTGTAATTGTAGTATCTTTTAAAGGAAAGATTCTGAAAAGTCCCATTATAATTTATTCCTCTTTATTTTGCTGTACCTATAATGTCGCGCGAAGGGTGCTTCACCTCAAACATTGCATTTTCTTTGCAATACACAATGCCATCCTTCTTGTTTTCGTTTACGTTAAATGGAGTCGTAGAATAAGTTCTTCCATCAAACGTACCAGACCTATTTTCTATCGTTATATTAATTAGAGATAAGACACCTGGAATTGCAGCAAGAATGGTGTGAATGTCTGTAAAATTAATAGGTTGATTTAAACTAAACTTATCTACATCAAAAAATTCTTTTAATGCTAAAATACAATTTGTCAAGACTTCTGTTTTATTAAAATCTGGGCTAGCCAAAATATCAAATTTTACTGCTATATTAATAACTTCTCCATCTAAAATTTCAATAGCATCCGTCATCATTCTAAATCTTGAAAGATATGTTTTTAAATTTTCCTTAAGGCTCGTTGGAGCTGTCACTACAAATCCATCAGAATCTTTAGAAAGAATAATAAGTTCTACAGAATTTTTATTAAAAGGATTAGATTTAGCAGAGGCTCTAAATACAGAACCAAATTTTGATGGCATAGAAAGTGCACGAACAACAAAATCTTGAGGAGTTACAATTCTTGATTGAGAAGCATATACAGCTGGAATTAGTTGTTTAATTTCATCAACAGAAAGAGCCAAACGGCCACCAGTAATTGGAAATGGATTCATGACAGAAAAAGAATTTCCAACATCTTTAATAACCGCTTGCGACAAAGAAGAATCTCCTATATCAAAAGTGCTTTCTGCAACCGTATTAATTTCTCCAGCTCCTGCGTTTGTATCATCCCCGCCGCCGACACGGTAATTAACAGTAAGGGTTGTATTTGTTGGAGCTAATCCTAAAGTTCTCGTTTTTAAAAAGTTTTGAGGATCTATAGAAAAATCTGTAAACGTATCTTTGCCAAAAAGAGGAAGAGCTAAATCACCCAAATTTGGAATTAAATCTCCATCAAATGTTTGAGCGTCGCCAGTGCCAAAGACCATAGAGGTCTTATTTGTCACAACATCATATTCTGTTATAAATCTAAACGGAACAGAACGAAGTTTTAAAACAAATGGCACATTTGCTGAATCACTCTTATTATTTAAAACATTATCAAAAACAGTATCCTGAGCTAGGTAATCTACCTCATACCAAGTATTCCTTTCAGAATCTAAAACGCTTAAAATCTCCAAAACATCTTCATCTGGCAAAAGCAATGATCTAAAGGCTTTGTATGTTCCTACAGAAAATGTTGTTGATTTTGTCTCGCCTGCCTTTATATCAACATCAGATTTTTTCAAAACAAAAGAAACAGGCTCACTGGTAGATGAATCTCTGTCGCCAACTGCAACGACAGCAGAATCGTTAATGTTTACTTCACTAAAATCAATATCCAACAATGTCTCATAGGTTTGGCCATTTCTGCTTTTTAGTTTTGCGCCTCGTTTTATCGTGCCAGCATATCTCATGTCTGGTATTATTTCTTCATTTTGTTTTATAGTAGGAACCTTAATAAATGCATCAACCTTACCAGACGCAGCAGATTTGCCAAAAGGTTTAAATCCAAGCTGTTTGGCGTGTTTAAGAATGTTTTTAGGTTCTGTAGCTGTTTCTGTAAAAGATTCATTAAAACGACGGTCAAGATAAAAGCTCATATTATCGCCCACAAAAGAGACCAATTCTGTAAGCATTATTCCGACAGACGATTCATTAAAATCTTGTACTGTATCTGGAAAGTAAATGCGCAAATGTTCAATTAAATCGCGCTTGTTCCCCTCAAAATCTCGATTTAAATATTTTAAATTGCGTTTTTTTGTCGTAACAGTTGCCATTAAGTTAAGTTATTCTCCATTATGCAGTAATCTTCTGAGACAGGGCACCTTCTATACCAGACACAGAAAAATTTATTTTTACATGAATCTCGTTCGGACGCAATGTGGTATTTGCTGTATTATCGGTGACTTCTATATCCAAAATAGATACAAAAGGCATCCATTTTTCAACAGCAGAAGATATAGCGTCCCTTACCTGTTGAGGAACGTCTGGTCCTTGCTCAAATATGATACTTCTTAAGTTTGCCCCAAAATCGTGGTGGACTGGTCTTTCGCCAAAATTGGAAAGAAGCAAAATTCTTAAATCGTCCGCTATAGCATCAACAGTAGACTGATTCGTGTCAAACGCTCCCTTAAAAGACCTTCTTGGAGGAAACCGTATGTTTATAGGATTCGCCATATGCTAATAAGTAATTAGCATATATTTAAAGTTCTGATAATAGTTTACTTCCAATAATAGTTGTAGAAAATTGTGGAGTTTCTATAATGGTAACTTCTGTAGCGGGACCTTTAGGAGTAATGGAATTAAAATCAACAGAAGCTTTGGTGGCAACCTTTGTGCCTTTAAATATATTTTTAGAAGGGTCTGAGGTAGTTATGACGTATGCTTCTTCCCGAGTGTCACCCAAGCCCATTAACATAAAGGCAGAATTCGGAGCCAAAGATAATATTGTTCCTCTTGCCATTATTTTTTAATTTTTACAGACTTTGACAAAGCGGTGGCGAGCTTATTAATAAATGTTGGATGAGCCAACAATGGTATTGAACCTAGAGTAGCTATAGGTCCAGAGCTAATAATTTGTTTTAACGTATCACCCAAAACAGCGGCCTCGGTGGCTTCTTTGCCTATTAGTACATCTCCATCTGCTACAATTTTAAAATCTCCATTCACTACAATGCGTATTTGATCTGCCTTCAGAGCTATTGCAGAAGTACCTTTTGAATTATTTCCGTCAGTTATTTGAAGATTATCATCTATATCTGATTTTGAGGTTATATAAATTCTAGCCTTATCATTGGCCATATCCATGTCTTCTGGTTTATTCCTGCCGACGACAATATCAACTGTCCCTGCGTTTTCTTTTTGCCCAGAACTTTTATCAGAAGGTCTATCTCTGCCCAAGACTATCATTGCATTGTTGGATCCTTCTATAACCCTGTCACCAACACGTGCAGTGAAAGCTGGGACGGCTTCAACCGAAAAATCCTCAGAAACAGAAACAGGAGAAGGTGCCTTATCTGTGTCCTGAACGGCTTGTTCTGCTCCAATTTGGCTAAAATCACTGTCAGGATCATCTTGGTACTTCTTCACGCCAGGAACCAGATTTGCACTATCTACGGTGGCTGGTTCTGGAATTCTTGCAATCCATAAGCCATGGGATTTATTGTTTGAATCTTCAAAAATAACATAAACATGCTCACCTTCTTTAACTGGCATTACATCATGAGGAAAAAGAGGCCAAAAAATGGGAAGATCAACATCTGGTAGATCTTTATCTCTAGAGTTTGTAATAACCCTAGCCTGTATGCTATTTTTTGGATTAAGCGGTAACTCTGGAGCTGATGGTGATGGCAATTGTCCACCAACATGATCAATTTTTACTACAGATGCTCTAAAAAGAAAATTATAATCATCGAATACGCCTTCGACATAATCGCGAAGCAGATTACTTAGAATCCTGTCAGGATTTAATATTTCTTTTGGCCTAATAGGTCGTCTTGAAGACATAATAAATAATTTATTCTAAAACCATCTCGGTCTTTATTTGTATCTTAATTGTAGGCAATTTAACATGATTAACAATGTTCATCTTCTTTGCCGACTGTGGTGTCATATATAAATCAAGATGACCTTTTTTGTTTAAAATATTAAGAAAATAATTTTTAGGTTTATGACACTGCTCAGCAAGCAAAACAAAAATTAACTTATTTAATCTTTCGGCTTCTTCAACATCATTCTTCATGGATGGAACCTTGCCTTGTGCCCACGAGCTTACATCATGAATGAGAATTGTAGAATTTGGAGCTGCAAATCTGTAGCCGTCTGTGCCCATAGCTGCCAAAATAGCGCCTGCTGACATGGCCTTGCCAAGAACAATTGTGGCTACAGGAACCTTTATAGACTTAATAGTATCTACCATTCTCAAAAGAGCATACACAGAACCACCATAAGAATCAATAATTATTGGAATAATTGGCTCTCCAGAATCCAAAGCTTCCTGAACATCTGACGAAAATTTTTCTGCGGCGTAATCATTAAAATCTGTAACAGTAATAACAACTGGAACTTTTAAAAAACTTTCCATACGAGAGATGTCTAACATTGGAGCGTCATTTACGTTGACGCTATAATTTAACGCAGAAATTAACGAAAACAAAACTAAAACATTCATTTATTTTCCCTCTTTTTTATTTCTTCTTCCAATAATTTTTTGAGACTCTCTGGTTCGTCCACTTTAAAACCTCTTCGAACAAATTCCATTGACAATATTTGCAATTCATTTCTATATTTACCAAATTTTTCAATTTTAGGAGCAAGCTCTATTGATAGCTCAACATACTTTTTTATTAAATTATTATACCTGTCTACCAGCTCTAAAGTGTCCGTATTTTGTAAAACTTCATTATTGTTCATTTTTCTTTGAAATTTCGTCACTTATTTTACTAATATCTAATTCTGAAAGAGATTCATCATCATCTCTTTCTTTTTGAACAATCAAATTTAATGCCGAGATTTGGTCGGATACCCCGCTGATAATTTTTAGTTTAAAAATAGCAATAGTAATACCAATAAAAAACAATAAAATAAGACTAACCGTGAATCCAAAGCGGTGATTAAATGATGGATATTTAAATAATTGTTCCCAAAAATCTTTTTTTACTTTTCTGTTAGCCATATTATTTTTAGTTTTCATCAAGATTAAAAATGACCCTCCCACCCCCAAGGGCAGCTATTCTCTCTAGGGTTTGCGGCAATAAGTTTTTACAATTTCGCAATATTAAAGTCGCACCAGATTGAGCTGCAAAAGCCGCAAAACGCTCTAACGACTGGGGTAAATATTTAGAAGCATCAATAGAAACCCCGCCACCGCGAGCAAGTATTCTTTCTATTGTTTGTGGTAAAAGCATGGTATTGTGTTAATTATTTATCTTCTTGAATTTTAATAGAGCGTGCCATAATTTTATTGCTTAACTCTAACTTTTTCTGTCATTGCTCTCGTACTAACATAAGCAAGAGCGTCAATATCTGGGTCGGATAATTCAACCATATCTAAATCGGGGCGATCAAATATTTTCGCTCCGTTAATTTGTGAACCACTTTGCAAAGATTTTTTAAGCTCAATATATTTTTCGTCATCGAGAACAAAATCAACATCACCAACTTGCGCTCTATATTGGTCTGGTCTGCGAATGTAAAGATATGTGTATGTAGTTTCCGGAACATCTTCGTGAGCAGGAATAGTTATGGGATTATGGAG